AAGTTGGTAATGGGTGGGATAAAGTGGCAAAGGAATATAAGAATAGAGGAACACTCAATTCTTCTCTTAATATTGTATTTGGTATAACCGAATAATAAAGTAGGGAGTTCAACACTTCCTTTTTTTGTATCTCCTTTATAATTAGTAATGGATGCCGTAAGGATCCAAAATATAAAACTCGCTTCTTAAAGGAGAATACAAATGTCTTTACTTGCAAAATATAATACAGCAAACATTCAAAAATTTCTTGATGATGTAGATAGATATTCTATCGGAATGGATGAATGGCTTCATAGGTTTAATAATCTAAGTCATACAGAGGCAAATTATCCACCATATAATATTATTGAGGAAAGTGATGTATCCTTAAGAGTTGAAATTGCTCTTGCTGGATTTAAAAAGTCGGAAATTTCTGTGTATACTGAAAATAATAAACTTTTTGTTGAAGGTAAAAAGGAAGAAGAAAACTCAACAAATTATAAACATCGTGGGTTGGCTAAAAGATCATTTACTCGTGCCTGGACAATTCCAGATGATATTAGGGTTGAAGAAGTTTTATTTGAAGATGGACTTCTTACAGTTCGTCTTCAAAAAATTGTTCCAGAACATCAGAAGAGAAAGGATTATCTGTAACTAATAAATATAATTGAATATCGTCGTCGCAAGAGGGGAACCTGGCAAAATCCAGGTTGACTCCCCTCTATTTTTTTGCTAAAATAACAAGAGGTATTGGAAAGGTATGTCTGTAAAATTAGTTGTTCTTAGAACAGGTGAAACAATTATTTCTGATATTCATGAAATGATTGCAGGAGAAGAAGGTCAAGAAAGAGTTATTGGTTATTATTTGAATAGCCCTTGCTCTCTGGTTTTGCAACCAACTGAGGTGGAGCAGGAGGAAATGACAAAAATGTCAGTAAAACTTTATCATTGGATTCCTTTTGCAAAACAAAAGAAAATCCCTATTGTTTCTGACTGGGTTGTGACAGTTGTGGATCCAATAGACAGTTTAAAAGAAAATTACATTGAAACAATTTTGGAGGATAAAGATGAAGTCAGAGAACGTAAAACTGTTAGTTTTAATGAATCACCAGATTTTGGTGTCACAGATTGATGAAGTAACATCTGAAATGGGAGAACCTGATTGTAAACTAACTGAACCATTTTTATTAGATTCTTCTAATGAAACTTTATCTCCTTGGTTGGTTGATTGTTCAAGTCAAAGTGTTTTTATGATACATTCTGATAAGATTCTCACTATTGTCGAACCTAAACCAACTCTTCTTGAAAAATATCAGAATTTGATTAAATGAGATTTTATACCAATGTGCAAATGATCGGGAATCAGTTTCTCGTTCGTGGTTATGATAATGGCAAACATGTTATGTTTAAAGAAGAGTATTTTCCTACTCTTTTTGTTCCGTCTAAAAAGGTATCAAAATATAAAACATTGGAGGGAGATTTTGTTGAACCAATAAAACCTGGTTCAATTCGGGATTGTAGGGAGTTTTATAAAAAATATGATGGTGTTGAGGGATTTAAAATCTATGGTAATGATAGATATGTCTCTCAATATATTTCTAAAATGTATCCAGAGGATGAAATTAAATTTGATATTAAAAAAATTAAACTTGTGACCCTTGACATTGAAGTTGCTTCTGAGAATGGATTTCCAGATACCGAATCCGCATCAGAAGAAATTCTTACAATATCAATTCAAGATTACTCTACGAAAAAAATTATTACTTGGGGAGTTAAACCATTTAATAATAACCGAAATGATGTAACTTATATTGAGTGTTCATCGGAACATAGTCTTTTGTCTAACTTTATTAATTACTGGGATGCAAATATTCCAGAGGTAATAACTGGATGGAACATTCAGTTTTATGATATTCCATATATTTGCAGAAGACTTTGTAAAGTTACTGGAGAAAAATCAATGAAAAGATTTTCTCCTTGGGGTCTTGTAACTGAAAATGAAATTTTTGTTAATGGTAGAAAGCAAGTTTATTATGATGTTGGTGGAATCACTCAACTTGATTACTTAGATTTGTATAAGAAATTTACCTATAAGGCACAAGAATCTTATAGACTTGATCATATTGCTGAAGTAGAACTGGGACAGAAGAAACTCGATCACTCTGAGTTTGAAACCTTCAAGGACTTCTATACTCAAAATTGGCAAAAGTTTGTCGAGTACAACATCGTTGACGTAGAACTTGTTGACCGTTTGGAAGACAAGATGAAACTAATTGAACTTGCAGTTACAATGGCTTTTGATGCCAAAGTTAACTTTGCGGATGTATTTTATCAAGTAAGAATGTGGGATAATATTATCTACAACTATTTGAAAAAAAGAAACATTGTTATTCCTCCTAAAGAAAGAACAGTTAAAAATGAAAAGTATGCAGGTGCTTATGTAAAAGAACCTGTTCCTGGAGTTTATGACTGGGTTGTTAACTTTGACTTAAACAGTCTATATCCACATCTTATTATGATGTACAACATCAGTCCAGAAACCCTTTTGGAAGAAAGGCACCCAAACATTTCTGTGGATAAAATTTTGAATCAATCTACAAACTTTGAAATGTATAAGGATTATTCAGTATGTGCTAATGGTGCAATGTATCGTAAAGATGTTCGTGGATTTCTTCCAGAGTTAATGGAAAAAATGTATAATGAACGAGTCATTTTTAAGAAAAAAATGATTGAGGCAAAGAAACAATATGAGAAGACTAAGACTAAAGAACTGGAGAAGGAAATCTCTAGGTGTAATAATATCCAAATGGCAAAAAAGATTTCACTTAACTCTGCCTATGGTGCTATCGGAAATAACTATTTCCGTTACTATAAACTTGAGAACGCGGAAGCCATTACTTTGTCCGGACAAGTAGCTATTCGTTGGATTGAAAATAAAATGAATACTTATTTGAATAAAATTCTTAAAACGGAGAACATTGATTATGTTATTGCTTCTGACACCGATTCCATTTATCTTCATATGGGTCCTTTGGTTGAAACTGTATTCAAGGGAAGAGAGAAAACTACTCAAAGCATTGTTTCGTTCCTTGATAAGGTCAGTAAGGTGGAACTTGAAAAATATATTGAAAGTTGTTACCAAGAACTGGCAACCTATGTAAATGCATATGACCAAAAAATGCAGATGAAACGGGAGAATATTGCTGACCGTGGAATTTGGACTGCTAAAAAAAGATATATTCTAAATGTATGGGATAGTGAGGGTGTTCATTACGAAGAACCAAAACTTAAAATGATGGGCATTGAGGCAGTCAAATCATCAACACCAGCACCGTGCCGTAAAATGATTAAAGATGCTCTCAAACTGATGATGAGTGGAACTGAGGATGATGTAATTAAATTTATTGATAAAAGTAAAGAAGAGTTTAGAAAACTTCCTCCAGAACAAGTTTCATTTCCAAGAACTGTTTCTGATGTAACTAAGTACAAATGTTCAACCTCAATTTATCAAAAGGGAACCCCAATTCATGTAAGAGGTTCTCTGTTGTATAACTATTACATTGAAAAAAATAATCTGACAAATAGGTATTCTAAAATCCAAAATGGAGAAAAGATTAAATTTGTATACCTTAAGAAACCAAACTTAATTCATGAAAATGTAATTTCGTTTATTCAGGACTTTCCTAAAGAACTGAATCTTGACAGATATGTGGACTATGACTTACAATTTGAAAAGTCATTCTTAGAACCTCTTAAAATCATCCTTGATGCAATTGGGTGGAATGTAGAGAAGAAAGTAAACCTTGAATCATTTTTTTCCTGATGGATTTCCTTAAAGATATTGTAAAAGAAATTGGTGGTGAGTATACCCAACTTGCTTCAGATATAGACGAGACTGAAACTTATGTTGACACGGGTTCGTATATCTTTAATGCACTGGTTTCAGGTAGTGTATTTGGTGGTGTATCTAGGAATAAAATTACTGCTATTGCTGGAGAGTCTTCTACTGGAAAGACTTTCTTTTCTCTCGCTGTGGTTAAGAATTTTCTTGATTCTAACCCCGATGGGTATTGTCTCTATTTTGATACTGAAGCCGCTATTACCAAATCACTTGTAGAATCCCGTGGAATTGATACTTCTCGTCTTGTTGTTGTTAATGTTGTTACAATTGAGGAGTTTCGTGGTAAAGCATTGAAGGCAGTCGATATATACCTAAAAAAACCCGCAGTAGAACGCAGACCTTGTATGTTTGTATTAGATTCTTTGGGAATGCTTTCTACAGAGAAAGAAATTACTGATGCACTGAACGACAAACAAGTTCGTGATATGACCAAATCTCAACTGGTCAAAGGTGCTTTCCGAATGCTAACACTCAAATTAGGACAAGCAAATGTTCCACTCTTGGTCACAAATCATACATACGATGTCATCGGAGCTTATGTACCAACGAAGGAAATGGGAGGAGGTTCTGGACTCAAATACGCAGCATCTACGATCATTTATCTCAGTAAAAAGAAAGAGAAGGATGGAACAGAAGTGGTTGGAAATATTATCAAGGCTAAGACTGCTAAGTCGCGTTTGAGTAAAGAAAATAAAGATGTTGAAATCCGTTTGTATTATGATGAGCGCGGCCTTGACCGTTACTATGGTCTTTTGGATCTTGGTGAGGCTGGTGGACTCTGGAAAAATGTAGCAGGACGTTATGAGATGGATGGTAAAAAGATCTATGCAAAACAAATTCTTGCAAACCCAGAAGAGTATTTCACTGATGAAGTGATGCAAAAACTTGATGAGATTGCACGAGAAGAATTTAGTTATGGCAGTTGAATTGAATGATCTTATTCAAGTTTATGATGATGTTTTAGATTTGAGTGTTTGTTCAACTTTAATCAACTTATTTGATAATAATCCTGACAAACATGAAAGAATTGAAAATAATAGAAAACCAAATTTTACTCAGTTTAATTTGACTGAAAATTGCAAAATGTCTGAGGAGATTAATGATCTTCATAACTACCTTATTAATTTGACTCTAAACTACAAAAAAGAATATTACAAATACATTGATTCAAGATGTTTTCCAGAAAAGAATAACTTTGAACAATTTCGTATTAAGAGATACAATACTGATGGAAACGATGCATTTGATGCTCATGTAGATGTTCAAGACTACTCCAGTGCTCGTAGATTTTTATCTTTTATGTGGTATTTAAATGATGTTGAGAAGGGAGGAGAAACTGTTTTTACTGGACTTGAAATTAAACCAAAAACTGGCGCAATGATTATATTTCCTCCTTTATGGATGTACCCTCATAAAGGGGTTGCCCCAATCAGCAATACAAAGTATATAATGAGTACATATCTTCACTATAAGTAATGGAAAAAATTGAATTTCTAATTCTTAGAAACCTTCTTCATAATGAAAATTATGTTAGAAAAGTAATACCCTTTATTAAATCTGAATACTTTGAAGATATAAATCAAAAAATTATTTTTGAGGAGATTTTTTCTTTTATCCAACAATATAATCAACTGACTACAAAGGAAGTTTTGTGTATTGAAATTGAAAAAAGAAAAGATATTAATGACACTTCCTTTTCTGAAGTTATTAATTTGATTCAACATTTAGAAGATGTTCCTGTTGAATTGAATTGGTTAATTGATACAACAGAAAAGTGGTGTCGTGATAGGGCAATTTATCTTGCTCTTATGGAATCCATTCATATTGCGGATGGTAAAGATTCTCAAAAAAATCGTGATAGTATTCCCAGCATTTTATCAGATGCACTTGGAGTATCTTTTGATACACACATTGGTCACGATTATTTGTTAGACTATGAGCAACGTTATGAGTCCTATCACAAAAAGGAGGATAAAATTGAATTCGATCTCGAATATTTTAACAAAATTACAAAAGGTGGTTTACCTAATAAGACTCTCAATATCGCTCTTGCTGGTACGGGTGTCGGAAAAAGTCTCTTCATGTGCCACGTTGCTTCTTCCGTCTTATTGCAAGGCAGGAACGTTCTCTATATCACTCTTGAAATGGCGGAGGAAAGAATTGCTGAACGAATTGACGCAAATCTTTTGAATGTTCCTATTCAAGATATTGTAGAACTTCCTAAGCAAATGTTTGAAAATAAAGTAACCAGTCTTGCCAAGAAAACTCAGGGAACTTTGATTATCAAAGAGTATCCAACTGCTTCAGCGCACTCTGGTCACTTCAAGGCACTTTTGAGTGAACTTGCACTTAAGAAATCATTTAAACCTGATATTATTTTTGTTGACTATTTAAACATTTGTGCTTCTTCAAGATACAAAGGAAATAGTAATATTAATTCATATACCTTTGTAAAAGCAATCGCAGAAGAACTTCGTGGTCTTGCCGTGGAGTTTAATGTGCCAATTGTCAGTGCTACACAAACTACAAGA